CATCTGCTTTAAATTTAGCAGAACTTGAGTCATAGTAAATGACAGAGCCATCAACTTTATTGGTGTCCTCTAGCTCAAAGCCAACTGGCCCTTGTGGACCTTGAGTGGCTACTGTAACAACAGTGGTATCACCTTCATTTACTGTAACAGTATTTTTGGTGGTTGTAACATTTACAGAAGTCATGCTGTATAACCCTCTGATACAAATATAGTACCTTCTAAATAGTATTCTTTTAATCCACTCCCATTTGTAAGAGCAACGTCATATTTTAAAACATCTGGGGTAAATGTTTCTGTTTGTGTATCAGTTAATGCTATATCTACCGTTCCAGTAGCACGATTAGTATAAGTTACAGCAAAATCTGCATATTTAGTGGTGCGTGTTTCTTCCCATACCTGTGCAGCTACAGTAAATCCAGTAAGATTTATCGCAGCATTATTAGAATCCTTGAACACAAGTTGGATACTATGATCTGCCCTTCTTTGAACAGTCATGTTATATGTTCCAGGAGTGATTGCCATAATTTTATTCTATCTCTGTAAGATTAAATTTGTATTTTTTACCATTTCTTCTGTTAAGTAAATAAAGATGTTCTTCTCCTTCCTGAATTGTATAAGAACCCCAAGTTCCGTCAACGTCATTTTGTTTTCCTTCGTTAGACAAATCCAGGTCATTAACGTATAAATTAGCCCATCTTAATGAAGTTGAGCCTAAATCAAAAGTATTATTTGCATTAGGTGTAAGTGTTCGTAGTCCTGTAAGATTTTGTGCACCAACTTGACTTACGATTGAAGCTGAAGTAACTAACGTACCTGTTTCATCAGGAAGAGTGATGGTTCTATTTTGAGAAACAGTTAAAGGTGCTTGTATACCCACATAATTAGAACTATCGTTATCACCAAATCTAATCTCATTTCGTGTTCTTAAAGTTATTCCATTAGCATCAAATACCATTTGCTCTACACCCGAGGAACTAAAACCCATAACATTTGAGGATTTTCTAAATAAACCTAAATCAGTATCGGTATCAAATGATATAGCTGGTGCAGAAGCACTATTTGAATCATCAGCAAGAAACTGACCTGTCATTGGTGCGGAAGTGCCACCTGATCTTGGTAGTAAACCTAAATTTGTTTGGTCTATATTTCCAACTGTTGTAAAGTTACTGCCTGATCCTCTTATCTTTAATGTATTATTATCACTTCTTAAGAACCACATTCCTGCAACACATTGAGAATCTGCTAAGTCACTACTGTCTGAATTACTAGATTGAATTGCAGCAAGAACAGCATTTAAGTCAATTCGGACATTTGCTCCTGAGTTATCTTCAATATTGTAATTTGCAACACTAGACATAACTAATAATTACTTTTCTCCATGTTACCCTCCTTTGCCGAAACCAACAGCATTGTAGGTAAAGTTCCTACTAATACTAGCATTACTTGAGTTTTTAAAGTGCACTGTAAAACCAGTTCCAGATATATTACTAAGCTCAAAGAAGTCTCCTGTTGCCATGTTTTGTGGAGAAATATTAACAGAAGGTAAGAAGTTATTTAAGTTGCCAAGTGCAGACGTTCCAACAAAGAATGGATGTGCGAATGTAACTGCTTTTGCTGCTGATCCAGAACTTATAACAGCAGATTGTTCAGTTCTTGAAGGTAAAGTAGCTGAATAACCTAATTGCTGTAAGTTTATGTTTTGTGCACTATCAGATGTACTTAATGTTGCTCTAAATTGAAAACCTCTACCTTTAAATGTTCCGTTAGCAAAATCATTAAAATCTGAGTAGGAACTCATATCAGTAGAAGTTCGTACAGCTAGTTTTGCGTTAGCGTCTGGTGCTTCTGTTCCATCAAAATTTGTCCAAGTATCTATATTATCTGTTCTATTATCAAATAAATCTCCTGCATAAAAACCAACTCCCTGAAGATGTCTTTTTAAAGTAAGAGAAAATACACCGCCTAAATCTAAAGTAGTAGCAAAATCATAAGTGCCAGTTGCATTATTAGCTGGATTTGTAAGAATCAAACCTCCTTTTAAACTGCTGTATTGAGTATTAGTAAACAAACTACTTGTTGTGTTATTAAAAGGTGGACTATCAACATCTTCTCTATCAGTTTTAACGGTAATTGAATCAAGAATATCAACTAAAGATAAACTGACTTTTGCTGCTGTTTGACTAAACTGACCTGTATCGTCTTGGAATTTAAGGAGATAAGTTCCTGGAAGAGCAGGACAAATTGCTTCGTTTGAACTTCCAGCTACAGCTTCAATAATGTCTTGAGCAGCTTGAAATGTTGCGCTTGCAAGAGCTAAGTTTGAATGTCTGACATAAACTCGACCACCATGCAAAACATCAATAGAAGTGGATTGGTCAAATCTTAATCTTACAAACTGCTCGTTAATAGGTTCAATAGTTAAATTAGTTACGCTATCAGGTACTCCTGATTTACCATTTGTTTGTATCGTTCCAGCTAAAGCAGTTGTCGATAATACTCCAGAGGCATTGTAAGAATAGATTTCAACTTCAACACTTCCTTTTACAGTGTCCATAATTTCAAAATCATTACTAGATACTTCCTGAGATATAAAGTTACCTGTATTACCAACTTCAGATGTTATACGATAATTTAATTGGTACGAAGATGCACCTTGAGGACTATTGTAAACAGAACCATCATCAGCAATTAATGTTTTTGTAGGCTCTCTCCAACTGATAAGTAATTTACTTCTTGCAACACCATTAATTACAACTGTTTTTTCTGTGCTAGTTAAGTTACTTGGAGCATTGACAGGATTGTTTAAAAGAGAGACATTTCTTACTGGTAATGGAGTTCCATCTTCAATAAAAGCGTATTTACCTTCAACATAAGTTAGGGCAGTAATCGCATAATTAACTTCATCTTCTTCTGCGACTGTTATTACTCTAAATAATTGAGTTGCAAGTGTTGTACTAGAAATTAAATATGGAGAGTTATTATTTGGTACTTGAGAAAAAGCTGAACTAACAGTTATAACTGCTCCATTTATATTAGATATTGCTCTTACTTCAACAGTACCATCGGGTAAAATAACACTTATTTCTGGAGAATCACTTAAAGAAGGTAATACAGTTTGAGATTCAGCATCAACAGTAATTGCAGTAGTTGTGGCCGATACAACACGACCACCTCTTCTAGCTCCTGCCCTCACTGGATCGTTTATTTCAATAACAGCACCAGGTCTTACTAAGATTCCAGAGTCAATAGAAGTTGTAAAAGTAACTGTCTCACTTTCGTTTTGCTCAGAAAATAGTATTGCTCTTGCAAGTCTTTTCGCTTGATTACGAGAGGTACAAGCAAATGCTTTTACTTGTTTTACTATTGTTCCTAATTTAGCTATGGCTGCTGCATCTTCATAAACTTCAAAATCAACTTCTCTTGAATCCATATTAAAGTAGCTAACAGATATAACAGAATGACGCTGTTTTAAACTACTACCTTGATAATTAAATCCTGCCTCTCCAACATTTGATAAATTAAATAAGTAACTTGCGGTTGTTGGGCGATCTTGCGAAATGTTAATTGTACCAGCCGACCAGATTGGCATACATCTCATTACACCCGAAAGTTCATTTATTGCTTCAAATGCTTCTTTAGGACTTTGAATATTTACATTACAACTAAATCTTGCTTCTTCAGTACCCGATCCAGAGCCATCATCAACTAATGTATTAGCGTATTTAGAAGCTGCGAAAAAACTAAATAAATCAACATTAGAAAAAGTAGCTGAGTCAGTTGTTTGATCTGGGGCTATATGATCTCCCAGCCCATAGCGTTTGGTAATTAATAAATCGAGCAGTATAAACGCAGGACACGTTGTCCATACCGCAGCTTGCATCGTTCCATTGAATATATAGTTAGCTGGATATTGTATTCTTCCTGTTTGTAAATCAACAGTAGGAGTACCAGAATTATTAGCACCTGCACCTGGTATTCTTACTTTTATTCCTCTTACACGAAAAGTTCTAGCAGGAATAGAATTAAAGATTTTACTATCAATTCGTAAAGCTGCATAAGCACTATTAGGGTAAGTCGAATCGTTATCTATAACTTCTTGAATAAAAGAAAATTTAAATTCATCTCTTAAAAATCCAGCAGGGTCGGCATCAGCAGTAATTCTTTCAACTTTTATATTGACAGGAAAATTACCATCTAATTCAATTCTGTGATCTCTTGAATAAGAATCTGCGGTTCTACCAACAACTGAAGTGTTTATTTTTTCTTGGTACGTTCCACCGCTATATTGAATAGAAATTTTGTAAGCAACTGTAGAACCGTGAATATCTCCGTTATCCTCTTGTTTTTGAATTTGTGCCCAAGTTAAAGTAACTATTACAGCATCAACACTAGAATCAGTTATTTGTTTTACTACAGGAGCAGAAGTGGTTACATCTGCTGTGCTTACTGCTTGAGGTCTACGAGTTTCATCAGGTATTCCTGTTAGTTTAGTCTGGTTAGCAGTGCCAAAACGAGTTTTGAAAGTAACGTCTTGAAAATTAAAATCTGCATCAGCAGGATCTGTATTACTAGCAAAGTCATTTAAAACGGGAGTATTATTTAAAAAAACGTCTTTTAATGCAGCATTGTTATATGCAGTAGATGTTTTATCAGTAATTCCTGCTTTTGAAGGAGTAGCAAATCCTTCTATTTCTCCTTCAGAAATTAAATCTTGAACAGTAGCAAACTGTCTACTATGTAAAGTATCTGGATCACGTTTTGGTTTGCGAGGAGGAGGTGGACCACCAGCACCTCTAATAAATTTACGTTTGTTTGTCATGCTTCCACCTGATTAGTGTCAATTGCTGCACTTATTACAACACTTCCTGTCATAATTTCGCCATACACTATTGGAACGGGAGTACCTGCTCTTGATGTATTTTGTAATCCACTAAAACTATAAGATAACCTAGGGTCTTCTTCAGAATCAAAACCGTTATTTGTAGGTAGTGGAAATAATAAATCAGATACACCAGACAATACTAAAGCCGTTCCAACATAAACCATACTTTTTGCTAAAAGACCTCCTCCTAATCCTGCCTTCAAACTAAATGTTGCAGGTCCACCCATAAACGAAGCTGGTAATAAAAAAGCTCCTGCAATTAAAGCAGCACCTAATAATATTTTTCCAAACCCTCTACCAGCACCACTTATAGCTGGAACAAAATGTATATCCTCTTTACCTACTGGATAATGTATTTCTTTTTCATCAACATCAAAATTACCTACTTTTACCTGATAATATTTAGGACTCATGTACTGTTCTAACTGAGGAAAATTATTTAATAAAAAACTTACAGCTTGTCCTACACTATTTACTTCAACATCAAATTCTTTATGACCAACAAATTTAGCTAATTTGCCATATAGTTTTACTTTACGAAGCATAGCGATACCTCTTTCCTGTACATTTTAACAACCATTCAGAGTACGGCTCCCTACAAGATAGTCTATCGGTTAAATGATGAATAACATCTCCATCAAAAAATAATGCTACATGATTTAAAGTTGGGTGCATTATTGACATTAATAATACATCTCCATTTTCTAATTTTTCATCATTTCTAAGTTCTCTAAATCCTGTCCTCCATGCACAACTTTCAAATAATGGATTCTCAAGAAATTCTTGAGGTGTTGTTGGCCTTTCCCAATCTTTTAGTTCAATATTTTTTTCTTCTTTATACCAATCCCTAACTAAACTCCAACAGTCAGTTATACCCCATACCCATTGTCTGCCAAGCAGAGGTGCTTTATACCCTGTAGGTTCAAGATATGCCCATTGTTTTGTTTGAGGATTGACAATATACCACGGTAAACCACTGTCTTCACAGCTAACTTTGTCAGCTTGGCTAGGTGTCGGAGGGTTTATTGGGTGACTATGAAATACTGCAATAATTTCTCCTTTATTATCTGCTTTAACATAATCTTCTGGATCAAGAATAAAACATTGATGATCTGTTATTGAAAGATTACGACAAGGATAATATCTTTGTTTGCCTTTAATATTTAAAACTAATCCTACAGCTTCTTTAGGATCTTGGTCTTTCGCATGAACCAATGCGTCATCTTGCCAAGTCATTGTGAAAACGTACCAATGCCACGAAATTCAGTCCGAGTACACTGTCTTTTTGGTATTCTTACTCCTGCAAGATCAGTAGGTGCAGCAAGTTCAAATTCTACGATTTCTCTGTTTTCACTAGCTTTGCGATCTATTGAATAAATTTCTCTTGGAAATTCTGCTGTAGGGTCAGCAGTTGGATTTTGTCCATCTGCAAAATTGTCAGCATCTATAAATTTTGCTAATGTCCTGATCCTTGTAACTTTAGCTCCTGTTAGATCATTACCTGTTGTTGTTTCATTTACATTTAATAAGATTGATGAGATCAACCCTGTTGCATTACTAACAGAAAGTTTTGGTCTAGGTAATTGTCCTTTTTGAAACGCAAATCCTGATGCTTGTATAGGGAATCTAAGATATTCAACTGTTTGCCATTTTATTTTATTATTAGCGTTTAAATTGCTACCCGAATGAAAATAATAGGTTGTAGTAGCACCATGTAATGAGTTATCTAACTGTAAAGTAAATAATTCAATAATTGCAGATGGATTTATTGATTGAATATCACTAAAAGTACTACTAAATGAGACATATTGAACGTCATTATCATAAACAGTTTCACCTACAATACTTGTCCAATTTGGTTCGCTGCTTCCCGTTGTTCCTGCTGAAGTTACTCTAAAAAATAAACCATCTTTTCTCCGTGCAGCAGTAGGAGCAACAACATCATTGAGACTTACACTAGTATTAGCAGACCATTCAGTTGTCATTATGATGCAGGTTCAAAAACTTGTCTAAAAGTAACTTGGATCGTAGCTCTATTCTTATAGGGTATTGATTTACTCCAGCTTTCGCAAACAAATTCAGAAGATGAACTTTCTCCAGGTGGGGTAAAAGTAAAGCTATCACTATCATTAGCTCTAGCATCTAAAAATGTTTCTATGGTATCTGCCTCTGTTTCTGAAACATTAAAAGTAAAATTAAAAACCTTTGGATTTTGGTGTTGTGCAAGACCAAATAATATGCGATGTTCATAGCCATCAGCAAAACGAACAGTACGAGTAAAAGGTGCAGACCTTTTCTGTTGGCCGTAAGTAGGTTTTATTGAGGGAAACGTAGCCATTATGCAAGTAATCCTCCTGGTCTTTGTTGCTGTATTATTTCAGATTGTACTGCAACTGAGATAAGACGACCAAGCTCTCTACCCTGATCTTCGTCACCCTCTACGTTTGATCCAGAAGCATCAACATTTACCACTACATTAACTGAGCCACCTAGTGCATGATTTGGTGTAATCATTCCAGAAACACCTGGGGTAAACATTTCTGGGCCTTTTTCTCCAACAAGATAGCTGCTTCCTCCTTTTACTGGACCTCCTGTTGCCATAGCTCCTCTAAAAGTAGGGTTAGAAGGCATAAAACTACCTTGTACATCTCCTAAACCTCCTCCTCCTCCGAATATTGAACCAAGTCCACCAAATATAGTTTTGAATAACCCTCCGCTAAACGCAGATTGAAATGCCATATCTAGTAATTGATTAGCTATACGATTTAGAATATTACGCATAGCATCTCCGAAACTTTGAGCACCTAGTATTGCATCTTTGAAGTTATCTTTAAATGTTTGTCCTATAGTTTGAGCCAACTCCACTTGCATTTGCAATGATCTTTCTAATTGTAAGTTGGTTCTTATTCGAGTCTC